TCGAAGAGGTCGGGAGGGGGTTGTGATGACCACTGATCCTTCAAAAGTCGTAGAATGGATGATGGAAACTAAGAAAGAGCCTATTGCCAACCCCACCGACAACCTTGAACCGATTACGGAGGAGGAGGAAAAGACTTTAGAGCTTTATGTTAGAAGCCCATCATTTAAGGAAAATTTCCCTGTTTTTCAGCCATTGGTATCCCGTCTTCTCAAGGGGTATATGGGGCTAAAAGAAGAAAACATTCTTCTTAGCAAAAGAGAGAAAAAGTTAATTGAGGTTTCCGATGTTATTGAACGAGTTCTGATTCAGAATCAGGAGGATTTTGAGAAGGAATATAAGCGATTAGATGCCAAGCTCGCGGAGAGGGAGATGGAAATAAAAGGTTTAGAAATTATAAATAAAAGGCAATTTGAAAAAATAAATGAGTATCAAAGTTTTAGAAAAAGTCCTGTTTTGATTTTGGATCAGAAGGATAGGGTGATTGAGAAAATGAAGGAAGCTTTAGATTTTTATGCAAATGAAGGCTGCACAGATCATCCAGATATTTGTCTACAGTGCAGAGATGCTGGATGGAAAGCTAGTCAATATTTGGAAGACGTGAAAGGGGATGAGAGATGATAGATCTTTTATTAAAAGAATTAGTTATGCCGGTTTGGCTTCTTTGGATTTTTTTATGCGTCTCAATGATTTTCGGAAGGTTGGTATTAAAATGAAAACACTCGCGGAAATGATGGGGGAGTTTGAAGAAGATGGATGGAAGAGTGCCGTTCAAGTGGGCGGTAAAGAAGCTCTACATGTTCGTTTTGAAACTGTTATGCAAGCCCTGAAGGAGGCGGTGGAGCTTTTAAAGAAAAGAGATCTTGTTCCAGTTGGCAATTTTGAAGAATTAGATGTGGAGATTTCAAACTGGATTCGGAAGTATGGGTTTGTGGGAGGAGAAACAAAATGAAACCTAGTGGTGGGGTCCTAGGGGATTAAAAGGATGGGTAAAGGGATGGAAAAAGTCTACATCTTCGGATGGAAGGAAATAGCAAGATTTATCGGGTATCATCCTGATTATATCCGTTCACGTCACCATTCTGTTCAGAGACTCGCGTATCAAAAGTCCTACCCATCGAAGCAAGGTCGCGTTATTGTGGACATATCCACTCTTACCGAATGGGCGCGCAAAGTATTTCCAAACCTCACTATTAGACAACTTGAAGTTTCCTAAAATTCCTTTACCCTTTCAGATAAGGGGTATGGGAAGATTCAGGATAACAGACCGCCGTTTTCTCACAGAGGATTTTTTTCTGGCCATGAAGAGATGGCGAGAAGGGTCTTTTGAAGATTTGGCTTCACGGGTGGGAATGAGTCGAAAGACTTTGCTTTCCTACGCTTACCGATGGAATAGAGCTCCAACTGAAGACTCCCGCCTATTGCAGATTGCAAACATTCTAAACTTCCCAGAAGACCTTATTTATGAGCGGAAAGATTATTAAGATTCTTGGTCACGATGTTGTTTTTGAGAATGCTGAAGAAGTTGGCTTTGTTGTGACTGTGCCGCATATTGATTGTGTAACTGAGGGTGACACAATGGAAGAGGCAATGAAAATGGCAGTGGATTTGATAAAGTGTGTGAATGATTATGGAAAAATTACCTGAAAAACCTAAACATGCTGGGGGTAGACCAACTAAAATGACTCCTGATGTTCAAGATGAGATATTGAATAGGATAGTTGCAGGCGAATCAGTAGTAAAGATTCTAAGGTCTTCCGACAAGTTTCCAGACTATTCAAATTTCACAAGGTTTCTTAATGCAGATGGGAACGAAGAGTTTCGCACGAAATACGTGCGCGCAAAAGAGGATCAAGCCGATTATTTAGCTGAAGAGATTTTAGATATCGCCGATGATGGCACAAATGATTGGATGGAGAGGCATGACAAAGGAAATGTAGGATGGGCTTTCAATGGAGAAAACTATCAAAGGTCGCGCCTCAGAGTTGATGCGAGAAAATGGGTAGCCTCGAAGATGAAGCCTAAAAAATACGGTGAGAGTTTAAATCAAAATGTTACGGCAACCATTGAACAAAAGGTGATTTCAGTTGATGCAGGACCAAACCCCTATCCTAAAGCTGAATGACAAGCAGCGATGGGCCTTTTACTCTCCTGCAACTGAGCTTTTATATGGTGGGGCAGCAGGTGGGGGTAAATCTCTTCTCCTCCGTATATCCGCAATCAGATGGTGTGAGCAGATACCAGGTATCCAAGTTTACCTCTTCCGAAGAACTTCCCCTGAACTAAAAGACAATCACCTCAGAGGCCCAAAGAACTTCTTTTTCCTATTGTCCAACCTTCTTGAATCGGGTGCTGTAAAATATCACAAGCAAGAGAACGAGTTTGTGTGGGTGAAGACCGGCTCACGAATTGCCCTTTGTCACTGTCAGTACGAGTCAGACGTTGAAAAGTATCGAGGGGCTGAAATCCACGTTCTCATGATCGACGAAGCCACTCACTTCACAGAGTACATTTACCGCTTCCTACGTGGCCGAGTTCGTGCCGTAGGGCTTTCTATCCCTGAACAGTATCAAGGGATGATCCCGCGCATTGAGATGGGATCTAACCCCGGTAGCGTTGGTCACAAGTGGGTTAAAGAGTCTTTTGTTACGTGCGCACCACCATTGAAGATGCACAGGGCCCCTTCGAAGGAAGGGGGGATGTTGCGCCAGTTCGTTCCTGCCAAGCTGGAGGATAACCCTGAAGCATTGAAGGACGATCCAAACTATAACGAGCGCCTTGCTGGCCTAGGAGATCCTGTCCTTGTTGCCGCAATGCTAGACGGGAACTGGGATAAATTCTCAGGGCAGTTTTTCAATGAGTGGAACCGAGAAGTGCATATCCTTCCGTCATATTTCTTTAATGAGGTGCAGCCTTACTGGACGCGATTTGGGGCATATGATCACGGGTTCTTTCACCCATACATTTTCGGAGAGTTTACGGTTGATGGGGATGGAAACCTAATTATGCTTCGAGAAGCGGCAAACTTCGGAAAGCGCGTTGATGAGATAGCCAGAGACATTCACGAAATAACAGATGTTTCAAAGCTTGATTACATTGTTGCTGGGCATGATTGCTGGACGTCTCAACGGGACGGGAGTCGTACTATCGCAGAACAGTTTTCAAGCTTAGAAGAAGATTTTGGCATTCCTGATATCAGGATAATAAAAGCCAAGATTGATCGCGTGCAAGGCGCGTCTGAATTGAGAAAGCGCCTAGCTTGGAAGAACATGCCAAACGGTAAGAAGGGGCCGCGTCTGTTCATTTTAGAAAACTGCATGCGAACGATTGAGTGCATCCCTCGAATGCTCCATGATCCTAAGAAGCCAAACGATGTCTTGAAAGTAGACGCCACAGAGCCCAAGCCTTGGGCTGGCGATGATGCTTATGACATGCTTCGTTATGGCGTTATGTCCCGCTTCAGTGTCCCCGAATATCAACCCACCATCGAAGAGATAGATAGAAACTTCAAAGAAATCCCATACGAACAAGTGACGGCTCAAAAAGCAAAACAGTACCTTGACAAGAAACGGGCTCGATCTAGGATGAATCGAAATGTTGGGATTTAATTTTAAATTGTCGATAATCCTATGACGCTACAAATAGCACTGGTACTTGTTTTGACGGTATCGACCTACTTAATTCTTTGCGTCATTATCTATAAGCAATGGATCGTGATTGCGTCATTAAATGACCGGCTTATGTCACGGGATTATCAAGAATTTAAAATTACACAAACGCCTTCCAAAGACTGGAAACCAAAAAGACCGGCAAGGCAGCCGGAAACTGTTAATGCAGTCTTAGGTGGGATTTAACAGGGGGGGGAAATGGCTTTTACATCAGCAATCGAAGATTCTTCTTTTCAAGGAAATAAAAAGAAAACTTGGGGCACTTATACCAATTCAGGCGGGGGTATTGGGGGTGACATTAAGACCGGCCTCCGTATCTGTGAAGGGCTTACTCTTAAGCCAAAAGGTTCTGCCGTGTCAGCTAACGCAAGCGTAATCAATGAGACTTTTCCTGTGCTCAAAACATCGGCCCAGACTTCTGCACAGGTGACGATTGTTACAGATGAAAATCAAGTTGGAACTTGGGAAGCGTTTGGGAGGTGATTAAATTGAAAAAGAAAACAGGCAAAAAAAAGAAGTGTTAAAGTATGGGTGTCATTCAGACAGCTAAAAATATTGTTTCTGGTCTAAAGCCCGGAAATAGCGGCCAGAAGTGGATCTCTCTTGTAGATAAGTATTACAGGCGTCGCGAGAAATCCGTTTTGCAGCAGTTGCATAGGCAATGGTTCATAAACATTGCTTATCGGCGCGGTTATCAGAATTTAAGACGTTCTTTGACAACTGGTGAGCTTCTACCGCCTGAGCGAAAGAGGGAAGAAGATGGGATCATTGTAAATAAGATGCTGGGTGCTCACACGATGAAAGTCGCTAAACTTTCTCGTGAAAACCCAGTCTGGACGGTTTCGATTGATACGGAAGACGAAGATTCAAGGGATATGGCGCGCTATGATGAACTACTTCTGAAATATGCTTTCCAGCGCGAAGATATGGAGCTTAAGCGTTTGGCGTTTTTGGGGTGGGCGGTTGATACCGGTAACAGTTTTTGGAAAATTATATGGGATCACGATTTGGGGGGTAGCATTGAAGACCCTTTTACTGGGGAAATGGTGCAAGAGGGTGACGTGAAGTTTATCGAAGTCCCGCCGTTTGACATGGTTTTTGCGTTTGGGACTAAAACGAGAATGGAAGACTCACCCTGGATTATGCACGTACACGAAGAGCCATTGAGCACGATCAAGGATGACTGGGAAGAAGGGTCAAGAGTTAAAGGGGAAAAAGACAATTCTCAGGTAAGTCATTATCAGAAAAAGCTACTTACTCTAGTTGGCAATCAAGGTGACTCTTTTGGGGCAGATGAGAAAGAAGAAACGGATACTGCGATTGTGAAAGAGCTTTACATAAAGCAATGCTCTGAATACCCAGAAGGCGCGTACATAGCCATTTCAAACGGAATATGGCTCAACCCTACCGCAGACTACACGAAGCCATCACCGCTGCCTTACAAGCACTTGAGAAACGATCCTGAGAACCCTTACCCATTTACACACATGATTGACATTCCCGTTTCTGGGTCGCCGTGGGGAATAGGAACGATGGAAAACCTTCTGCCCGTTCAGAGCGGAGAGAATAGAGTTTGGCGTCAGGTGATAGCGAACGGTGACAACTTTGGAAATATTAAGCTGCTTGCGGAAAAGGGTGGGGATATAGAGCGTGACGGTTTTGATGATTCGGCAGATGAGGTTCTTTATTATGACGCGCAAAATGGCCAGCCACCCCAGTATTTGACCCCCACCGGAATGCCAAACCATGTCATGGGCCAGTTTGATCTCTTCGCGAAATCTTTCATGGAAATCAGCGGACAGTTTGAAGCCACGAAGGGCGACGTTCCAACCGGCGTTAAAAGTGGCGTGGCAATAGCTAGGTTGCAGGATGCCGATGATACACGAGTCAATCCCACAATGATTCAGTACCGCTCTTGCTTGAAGAAAGCCGGTAAGCACGTTCTCAGTTTATACCGGGAGTTTATGCAGGAAGATGAAGAGCGCACGGTCAAGATTATCGGAGAGAATGGCGTAGAGAGACACAAGATTTCTAGAGACAAGTTGAATGACAATTTTACGGTTTACGTTGATCTGCAATCAAGCGCAGCGTGGTCAAGAGAAGTCAGGCGGGAACAGATTCAAAACGCTTACCAGATGGGCTTATTTGGCGATCCAAACGACGGGCGCGTCAAGCGAAGGGTTTTAGAGGCTTTGGAGTTTGGTCACCTTCGAACAATGTTTGAGGATAACGCGCTAGATGAGCAGAACGCGAAAGATAATATTGATCGAATAGAGATCGGAGATCTTGAACCAATAGAAGAGGGCCAGCCTACCGATCAGATTGGGCCTGATGGCCAGCCGATCATGACTCCACCTGTCATGGGGATTGTCGCGAATCCTTGGGAGGACCACGAGGAGCATATTCGAGTTTATAACAAGTATAGAAAAGGCCCGAAGTGGAAGAAGTGGCCACCTGAGCAGAAAGCAATTTTGAACCGCTTAGCGGATGAACATGAAAAGTTTTTACAGCCTCCACCCGTTCAGCCTGAGCCGCCACGAGTGAGCATATCTGCGTCAACGCAGATTGCCCCCGAAGTGGCGATGAAAGCCGCCGGAATGGAGCCGCCAACACCTCAACCGATGGACTCCTTAGATGGAATACCCGAATCGGAAGAGACTGGCGATTATGAACAACCAGAGGAGGCGCAAGAACCAATACCTTTTGCGTAGTGAGACTCTAAAAAGAACACCTCACGGCAAAGACTGGGGCAAGCGCAAAGCATATGCCTAAATATGAACTAGAAGAAAACAACCACGGAGAAGTTGACCCTATAGATAAGCTCGCGGACCAATTTGAGAATGACGCAGATACGCAGCCGGAAAACGACACGGAAGAGAATGCAGATCAAACAGCTGATGATGATGCTAAGAGCGAAGAGCAAGAACCCTCTGAAGGCTCTGAAGGCGAAGACTTAAACACTATCATCCCAGATGTTGTCGATTCTGGTGAGCCGCCATTCGATCTCGGAAACGGGGTTTCTCTAAAAGTTGGGGACAAAGTAACGCCGCAGCATCTCGACGTTTTAAGCCGTGGTCACATGATGCAATCGGAGTTTACGAAGAAGTGTCAGGAAGTTGCTCAAATACGTCAAGAAGCTGAGCAAGCGATAAACTCGTTTAATCAGGTTGTTTCTAACGAGGTGAGCAACCCCGCGCTTCTTTTTCAGCATGTCACGCCTCAGCACGCAATCCGAGCACTCGCTGCAATCGGGTATGACGTTGACCCAAGAGTTCTTAATGAGATGGGTCGCGGGTCTTCATATCAAGGGAAGCAGCAGCATGTGCAAGGTCAAGGGAATGGCTACAATCAGCTTGATCCTAGCCTAGCTCGCGGATTGCAGAGTTTTCAGGCGTGGCAAGAACAACAAAAACAAGAACAACTAACCAAGTCTATTGATGCGGAAGTAAGGGCTCAGATTCAGGATGTAAAAAACGATAAGATTCAAAAGCAGATGTACAAGGAAATCCTTGTCGAGCTTGCAATCAATCAAGACAAGCCAATTTCTATGATTGCCAGAGAGGTGAGGCAGTCGATCAAAGATCGATATTCAAACCTTTTTGCGTCAAAGAAACAGGCAAGGATTGGATCACAGACAAGCAGAACATCCGGTTCTTCAAGGCCCCTTAGCGCAGCCCTTCCATCGACATTCGATGAAGCTGAGCGTTCCGCACGTGGCAGGTTAGGAATTTAAGGAGTTAAAATAAGTTATGGCAGATTTAACCACTGCGGCTGATGTACTCAAAAATGACTTTATCGGCCCTATTCGAAGCAACCTAAACAACAAAACAATCCTCATGAACAAAGTTCGGAAAACCTCTGAAGAGGTTTCCGGCGATTATGTAAAAATCCCGTTACAGTCTGGCCGCAACTCTGGAGTTGGGGCTCGCGCTTATAACGGCACGCTTCCTACCGCTGGGTCACAGCAGTACAAGTACGCTCAGTTTCAGACCAAAACCATTTACGGACGCGGTAAAATTTACGGAAAGCTGATCCGTGCTACCCGTAATGATAAAGGCTCTTTCCTTCGTGCCGTTTCTGCTGAAATGAAGGGGCTTTCGAATGATCTTACCGATGACGTGAACCGTCAGTTATTCACTGGGTCTACTGGCGTGATTGCAACGGTTGCCGCCGGTGGCGCAGCTTCCGCGACGCAGACGGTTGATTCGACTCAGTATTTATTCCCTGGAATGGTTGTGACAGTGGACGGTATCGGTGACCGAACAGTTTCATCGATTACAAGCGAAACTGTTGTTGTCTTCACTGCCACAATTACAACTTCAGGAGCAGAAGTGATTCGGCGACAAGGGGTGGCAACTGCGCAAGAGCTCCAAGGACTTGGCGATATTGTCAAAAACTCTGGAACCATTCAGAATATTGACCCTACTACTTCTGCGGGTTCTTTCTTTAAAGCAAACCTGATAGGCACAGCGGGAACACCTGCCCCTCTTGACGAGATGGACATGGAGCAGGCTATTGACGCCGCTGAAGAGAAAGGCGGGGAAGTTGATTACATTATCACTTCTTACGCTGGCCGTCGGGAGTACTACAAATTGCTACAGGGTCAGAAGCGTTTCACAGACACCGTGAACTTGAAGGGTGGATTTAGTGCTGTCATGGTAAACGACATTGCGCTTGTCGTTGATAAGCACTGCCCGCGCTCATCGAGCGAAACCCGCATGTATTTTCTGTCCTCTAAAAATCTTGCTCATTATCGCATGTGTGATGTCGAGTGGATGGATCAGGACGGAGCAATCCTTGCCCGTATCGTTGGTTCTGGTGGCGAAGAGGCTTACGAATGCACTCTCGTTTATGACGCAGAGTTTGCAACCGATTTCAGAGCGGCACATTCTGCTCTTGTCGGGATTGCAGTAACCTAAACCTAAAATAGAACCCGATGGCAATGAGGCCATCGGGTTTTTTTATATTATGAATTTAAAAGTTTTTTCTGAAAGATTTCATCCAAGCATGAAGGCGCATAGTGAGTTTGTTAATGAAATGAAGCTCATAGATAATCGCTTGGATTGTGTTTTTAATATTTTGGAAAAGTGTTGGATGATTGTTTTGTGGGAAAATCCTGCGGAATGGCACTGGGTGATGACTTTAAGAGATAGAGAGAGCGGCGCTAGATATCTTCCATGCGGTTTTGCACTCGATAGGCTCAAAGAATTAAAATGGAAATGGGAAGAAAGAAAGATTCAAGAAGAAATCGAAAAAGCAGAGAAGCAAGCTGCGGACAAGAAAGAATCTGACCTTGAAGATATGGCTATGGAAACCGCCAAAATGCTCAGGAAGCCACTTTTAAACGATATGGACGGTGTAACGTCTAGCTGGAACGTGTTTTTATGAATAGCTTGCAAGACCACATTCAGCTTTGCAGGTCTTACCTCGATGAAATTAACGAGGGAGAATCCGATTGGGATGATAAAACTGAGATTGTCCCTTATATAGACGCTGAAAACAGACATCTTTCAGCCATAGTTAGACAGCAAAATGAGGATTTCTTCGGGTACAGGCATATTTTTCAAGTTGTAGCAGGGCAGAACGAATATTTTATGCCTCGTACATTAGCGCAGCTCAGATGGGTTGAGATGATTACAAGCGGAG